GATGGTCTGTTGCAGCGGTTTATACCAGCGATCCTGCGAAGCAGCAAGACGCGCCTGGGTAACCCGGTGCCCGAGTACATGACGAGCGCCCAGGCGTGGGAGAACACGCTGCGCTTGGTGTACGCCCTGCCGCCTCAGACCTACAAGCTGTCGCCCGAGGGGTACACAGCCTATCGGGATTTCCAGGCATGGTACGAGGGGGCCAAGCAGGACGAGCGGCTGCTCAATGCGTCGAGTGAGTACATGACGGCCTTCGGTAAGCTCGAGGGCACTGCGGGACGCCTGATCCTGCTGATGCACCTCATGGAGAACCCGTTTAGCCCCAGCGTGGATGCAGCCATCGTGGGGCGCGTGGTGGCCCTGGTTAAGGGGTACATCATCCCCGCGTTCCGTTACGCCTTGGGTGAGCTTGCCGGGGTGCTGGATGACTCGTTCGACCAGTGGATGACCGACTACATCATCCAGGTGAGCGGGGAGACGCAGATGGTGGATCTGCGGAGCCTCAAGCGCTCGGCCCGCCGGCGCCTGGAGGGCAAAACCGAGTGGCAGAAGGACCAGATGGTGCTGGACGCCATGTACACGCTCGAGAAGGCTGGCTGGGCCATGCAGGTCGAGGAGAAGATGACCAAGCACCATGTGGTCTGGGCCATCAACCCGAGCATCGCCACCATGTTCCGTGAGCACCGGGAGAAGGTGATCAAGGCCAAGCAGCGTCACGCAGATTACATCTACCGTTACGCCACGGCCAAGGGGTATGAGCGTAAGTTGGTCAAGGGGTATGACCCCGAGTCGATGGAGTGATCGACTCGGTCAAACCGGATTTTTGGTCTTGACTGAATCAGCCGGGACTTTTCCTACGTGAGCGTTTGAGTTTGACCGGGACTTGTTCTACGTGAGCAGGCAAAAACGCAGCATGAAGCGCAGGGGCAAGCGCCTCGACCATGCCCAGCACCTCCAGCAGCCGCAGCACCGAGGCTGAGGGGGTGCGCTCTCCGCTGGCCCACTTGCGGAAGGTGTAGACAGGCACGCCCAGGTAGGCAGCGGCCTGGGAGTCGTCCAGGCTCAGGCGGGCCATAAGGGCGGCAAAGGCGTTCGATTGTGTGGTCATGGGGTGAGGTTCTCCAGGGTCAGAAAAACCCGCCAGGATCGCTGGCGGGTGGGGTTGATAGGGTAGGGTTACAGGTCGAGCAGCCAGACCAGCAGCCCGGCGATGCAGACCGCAGTCAGCCAGACGGCAAAGATCATGGGATGAGGTTCTCCAAGTTCTCCATTGCGTCCTCAATCTCATCGCCCAGGTCACGCTCTGCATACAGGTGGAGCACGTTCAGCAGCACCTGGGCGGCATGTTCTAACTGGGCGATCCGTGCGAATAGGTCGGCGGTGCCGGTGAATCCCTCGGCGTATGCGAGGCGCTCGGCCTCGGCTGCGGGCAGTCGGGTTAAGTCAATCATGGTTCAGTCCTTCAAGAGTTCGGGGTTGTCGGCAAACACGCGGGCGAGAATCTCCTCATGGGTGAGGCCGATGGGGGCGATCAGTTCAAAGTAGTAGTCGCCCACTCTGGCGCACCATGTGTAAAGGTTCGCGGTCTGGCACTCGATAACCCGGAAGGTCTCCGAGCCGCGCAGCCGCGTCCAGTTGGCCGGGGGCAGCACCTCCAGCAGATCCCAGAATCGCTGCCTGTCGATGGGCTGCGCGGGTTCGCCATTGTTCTGGCGCATGAGGTCGTAACGGCTCAAGGTGTCGGTGGTCATGCCAGTGCCCCTTTCCAGATCGTGCCCAGGTCGTCCCAAGTTTTCCAAGACTCGACGACATTTGATCCATATCGGGGCTTGGTGCAGCGAATGTTGACATAGCGCATCTCAGGGCGGCGCTGTGCTACACGCTCCACCTGCTCGGCTTGCGCGATGGTGTCGCACTCCACGATCATCTTGTTGGTTTTACCAGCGGCCATGCCCCAGCCGCTCATAAATTTGTCGGTCATGGTGACGTAATACTTCATGGTGATTACTCCTTACAGGTTTACAGGGTGAACAGGGAAACGGTGACGACCCAGAGGGTCAACAGGGCAACGGCTGCACCAAGCAGCAGCGCCCAGGTGGGCGGCTCCTCCTGGTGCTGCGGGTTGAGGTCGAGGTATGTCTGACGATGGCGGCTCATGCTGCGGTCCTCTTGGTGGGCTGCTTGCGATCGCCCAGGGCGAAGTTACGCAGGCAGCGGATGTAGTCCAAGCGGGCGGCTCGGTCGCCCTGGTTGCGCTCATTACCCAGCCATGCGACGACGACCACCCCGGAGCGCTTGACGCCCAGGAAGCGACCCATTGCGGACTTGTCGCCAGCGTAGACCCATTGCCCGGGCTGGGCATGAGCGAGGAGTTCCTTAGGCACTGACCAGACATTGAAGGCTTCAGCGTATTTCATGGTGCGGCTCCTCAAGCGTTAAACACTTCATCGAGCACAACACCAGCGGCACGGAGCGCAGCCACCACAGAGCGGGGCAACGAGTGGTAGCCGTCGAAGTCCGACAGCTCCAGCGTCCCCTTGTCGTCGCACTCGACGAACCACAGCCCGCCCCCTTCGGAGCCGTCCTTGTGCTCCCAGTAGCCATACTGGGCAAAGGTGTCGATGCCCACCACCCCGCGCTCGGGGTTAGTGCCCCAGGGGTGCAGGGTGATGTCGAAGTTGTACTTGTTGATCATGGTGTGTTCTCCAGTGGGTTACGGGTTACAGGGAGCGAGGGGAAAGAATGTCGGCAACATCCATCAACAGGCCCATGCTGACTTTTGAGTCGCCCCGCTGACCAAGGGTCATATTGACGATAAACGCAAGTCCTGAGAAGTCGGCATCAGCACTGGCACGGGTGGCATCAGCCAACAGTACATCAGCGAATGCCTCGCCCTTAGTTGCCCGCTGCTGAAGGGTGTTTACTATTTCGGTGGCTGTCATTTTGAACATTTCATTTACTCCTAAGTTAGTGACTGCTTACATGAACCGCTGTTTTGCTGCGGTGAAAGCATTATATCGATACTGTGACCCACTGGGTCAACCATATAGACAAAGAAGTCATAAAAACCCGCTGGGTTATGCACCTAGGGTAAACCCTTAGAAAACGCCGCAATGGTACCTAGGAGCGTTGATCGGTCATTAGCTAACCCAGTGGGTGCGATAAACCCTCAAAACGCGTCCTGGGGCGATTTAAACCCCTTCCTGGGCTTATGCGAGGTTATGCCCGTTTTTCCCTGCTTACTGACCCACTGGGTTATATGTTGGCAAGTGGTGACAACTGACCCTTTTATCTTGGGGGGTGGATTCTCGGAAAACGGATTTCTTTGTGCTGTTTCAAAAATCGTCTAAACCGGGGGGTCGCCTGCGCGAAAGGCGCAACTGTCACACCGGCCCCAAAAACCCCTCTGGGTCGCCCTGAATCGGGCTTTTTGGCCCCACTGGGTCAATCTGACCCGCTGATTCCCTGACCCGCTGGGTTTCCCCTGATTCCCTGACCCGCTGGGTTTACTGACCCACTAGAACCCACTGGGTTGACCCTGACCCACTGACCCAGCGGGTTACCGGGTGCCGGGGTAGACCGCCGGCGGGTGCTGGGCGCCCTGACCCACGGGGTCGCCGTGGCCGAGGGGGCGGGGGAGGGCCGACGGACCGACTGGTCCGGCAACGGAGCCCCCGCGAACAATTTTTTATTTTTTCAAGAATCTCAAACACCACTAACCCAGCGGGTTCAGTAATCCCCATTGACACAAAACACCCCACCTGTGTTAGCATCAACAGCACTATGGAACAAGGAAGCCCTCAATCCGTAGGCACGGCTGTCGCCAGTGAACAATCAATCGAACTGCCCAACTGGCTGTCGTGCCCGGACCCCAAGCCACCGAAGCTCCCTGCGGAGTCGCGGGAGTTGCTGCACACCCAGTACGAGCAGATGTTTGAGCGCGTCATCGAACAGGTCTACCGGGGCCGCAGCCTGCGTGACCTTCTCGAAGATGACTACCGCGTCGTCTCGTACGAGGACTTCCTCAAGTGGGTCAAGCGTGACCCGATGCGCCATGAGCGGTTTAAAGAAGCGCAGGAATCACGGACCGAGTTCATTGCTGGCGAGATCCTTGAGATTGCCGATGCCGATGACACACTCGAGGATGTGCAGCGCTCCAAGCTCAAGATCGACACTCGCAAGTGGCTCATGGGTGCTTGGAACAAGAAGCGCTACGGCGAGGTCAAGCAGGTTGAGGTGGCGGGGTCTATCTCGATTACTGAGGCGTTGGCCCAGGCTCAGATGCGGATCGTTGAGGCTGAAGTGCTGGACATCGAACCGAAACAACTGGAGCAGTGATGCAGCGACTCAGGTACAGCCCCGAGGAGGAGCAACTGCTGATGACGCAGTTGTGGTCGCCCCAGGTTTCGGACAATCCAGAGACGTTCGTACTGTTTGCGTTCCCTTGGGGGCAGAAGAACACACCACTCGAGCGGTTCAAGGGGCCGAGGAAATGGCAGCGGGAGACGCTGCGTGAGATTGCCGACTTCATCAAGACTAACCGGGGACGGATCAGCGCAGAGGAGATGATCGACGCTCTGCGCCACGCCGTGTCCTCTGGCCGGGGTGTGGGTAAGTCAGCGCTGGTGTCGTGGCTGATCCTGTGGATGCTGTCCACTCGGATAGGCAGTTCCGTTGTCGTATCGGCTAACAGCGAGACACAGTTGAGGACGGTTACCTGGGGTGAGTTGACTAAGTGGGCCACCATGAGCATCAACGCCCACTGGTGGGAGCCAAGCGCTACCAAGCTGGCCCCCGCTGCGTGGCTGACTGATCTGGTTGAGCGTGACCTCAAGAAGGGCACCCGGTACTGGGGCGCTGAAGGTAAGCTCTGGAGCGAAGAGAACCCAGACGCCTACGCCGGTGTTCACAACATGGACGGCATGATGGTTATCTTCGACGAGGCCAGCGGCATCCCGGACAGTATCTGGTCCGTGGCGGCGGGGTTCTTTACCGAGAACATCTTGGATCGCTACTGGCTTGCGTTCTCCAACGGTCGGCGTAACACCGGGTACTTCTACGAGGCGGTGGACGGCAGTAAGCGAGACTTTTGGCGGTCGAAGAAGATCGACGCCAGGACAGTCGAGGGCACCGACAAGTCGATCTATGACCAGATCATCGCTGAGTATGGCGAAGACAGCGATGAGGCCCGGGTCGAGGTGTACGGTGACTTTCCCAAGAGCGGCGATGACCAGTTCATCATGCCCTCGCTGGTCGATGACGCCATGAAGCGGCCCAAGTACAAGGACATGAGCGCACCCGTTGTGCTTGGCGTCGATCCGGCCCGGGGCGGCATGGACAGCACGGTCATGGTGGTGCGCCAAGGGCGTGACATCGTGGCGATACGGCGGTTCAAGGGCGACGACACCATGACTACCGTGGGCAACGTCATCGACATGATCGAGGAGTTCAAGCCCACCCTGACGGTCATTGACGAAGGTGGCCTAGGGTATGGGATACTTGACAGACTGACCGAGCAGAGGTACAAAGTCCGTGGGGTAAACTTTGGCTGGAAGGCCAAGAACCCCGTGATGTGGGGTAACAAGCGGGCTGAGATGTGGGGCGCGATGCGGGAGTGGCTCAAAACAGCAGCACTCCCGTCGGACAGACAGCTTAAAACTGACCTGACCGGCCCCATGAAGAAGCCCAACTCTGCCGGCACCATATTCTTGGAAGGGAAGAAGGAAATGAAGGCTCGAGGACTGTCATCGCCTGATGCGGCAGACGCCTTGGCCGTCACTTTTGCCTTCCCCGTGGCCCATCGGGAGTACAATTCCCGCACAGAAGTCCGCAGATCAATGGGTCAGGCGGGCGTTTCAACCTCATGGATGGGGGCGTAATGGCTAAAAAAGGCGTGTCTCTAAGCGTTGGACGGGGCGAGAAGCTGCCCGTCAGCAAGGGCGCGGGCCTGACAGCCAAGGGCCGCGAGAAGTACAACGCAGCCACCGGCTCCAACCTTAAGCCTCCTGCTCCAAGCCCCAAGACCAAGGCCGACGCTGGCCGCAAGGCTAGCTTCTGCGCCCGTATGGAGGGCGTCGTCAAGCACGCCAAGGGCGACGCCGAGCGGGCCAAAGCATCCCTCAAACGCTGGAAGTGCTGATCATGGCTACAAAACCCGGACTTTACGCTAACATCCACGCCAAGCGCGAGCGCATCAAGGAAGGCTCTGGCGAGAAGATGAGGAAGCCTGGCTCGCCCGGTGCGCCGACCAAAAAAGACTTTGTGCAGTCGGCAAAGACTGCCAAGAAGGGTAAATAATGCCACTCGTCAAGTCCACCAGCAAAGAAGCCTTCCGCAAAAACATTTCTGCGGAAGTCAAGAGCGGCAAACCCGTCAAACAGGCCGTTGCGATCGCGTACAGTGTCAAACGCGCCGCAGCCAAAACCCCCTCGAAAGGCAAGAAATGAGCAAGCACCTCGAACCCATCAGCAAACTCAACGCCCGTGAGCCGAAGATGTCCGGCGGCGGGATGCCTGACCGCAACAAGGAGACGTACTCTAAGATGCCGGGCATGGGCTGTCATGGCACCATCCCGTCGGGCACCAACGTCAAGGCAACGGTGGCTAAGGTTCTGAGCAAGATCAAGTAATCATGCCTCAAGACTACACAGGAATCGCCGCCGCTGGGGCGGTCAGCGAGGGGGGCTCGGCCAAGGACAAGAGCGACTCTGAGGTGCTCTCGACGGCCAGATCCCGCCTCGACATGGCGATTTCTGCGTTGTCTGAGTCGCGTGAGGACGAGTTGGACGACCTGCGGTTCTACGCCGGCTCGCCCGACAACCACTGGCAGTGGCCGGCTGACGTGCTTGCCACTCGCGGCGCGGTGCAGGGCCAGACCATCAACGCCAGGCCGTGCCTGACGATCAACAAGCTGCCGCAGCACGTCCATCAGGTCACCAACGAGCAGCGGCAAAATCGCCCGCAACCCAAGGTCATCCCGGCAGACGACGGCGCTGACGTTGAGGTGGCCGAGATCTTCAACGGCATGATCCGGCACATCGAGTACATCTCGGACGCCGACGTGGCCTATGACACGGCCTGCGAGAACCAGGTGTCCTACGGTGAGGGCTACGCCCGTATCCTGACCGAGTATTGCAACGACAACACGTTCGATCAAGATATCAAGATCGGGCGTATCAGGAACAGCTTCAGCGTCTACATGGACCCGCTGATCCAAGACCCGTGCGGCTCTGACGCCCGCTGGTGCTTTATCACCGAGG